TATGTTAATAATAAGTTAATTAGAACAGTTGATGATACTAGCCCGCTTCCAATATATAATAATATGGCCATATTCACCCGTGGTTCATCAAGAGTCATGTTTGAAAATGTTTACGCTCTTTCTCAAAACTATTCACAAAACACTGTGTCTACCGTTGGAGAAACTGTATCTCAGGCTTTTGGAGATAATAAAATAGATGCTAGCGAATCATTTAGAAAGTATGCAATGAGCGGTGTTGTTCAATCTTCATATTTAACTGGAATTAGTTCAACAAATCCCCCAAAATATAACATGTACTTTGAAGAGTTTGGCTCTATTATGCGTGAGTGTGCTTATTTTGATATTAGATATGATCGTGCATACCCAGCCCTTTATTCAAAAATATCACCAACTTTTAATAGAATAAAAGGATATTCTGTTTCTGGATTTCAAGCAGATTCTTATGGTGCTGAATTTTTAATATTTAATTCTACGGACATGATTTTAAACCTTGACGAAACAAGTGGAAACTTTTTAACAATTCAGGGCATTGCATTTACTCAAGACACTACGCATAAATTGACCGTAGATGAATATTTTAAAAAACGAGGAAACCTATCCGACCCAGAATTAAAGGGTAGTACACTGGTACGTTCTCCATTAATTGAAAAAGCAAAATATGACGAAATACGACAAAGCAGGATGGTTTATGGAAAAAATGAATTCAGCATTGATGGTGCATACATACAAACTCAAGATGACGCAGAGGCATTGATGGGTTGGATCATAAATAAAACAATGCATCCTAAAAAATCAATAGGTCTAAGTATTTTTAGCATACCAACAATACAACTTGGAGATATTGTTACGGTAAATTATAAAAACAAAGACGGTCTAGACTTAGTTACTAGCGATGACATAAGATTTGTAGTATATAATATAGAGTATTCACGCAATGATTCTGGTCCGAACATGTCTATTTATTTAAGCGAGGTGTAAAATGCCAGGAGAAAATTCAGGAAACATGTATGTTAAAAAGCCAACACAAACTCAAGAACAAAATGTTAAGGCTAGCGATCCTGAATCTGCAAAAGAAATAGCAGTAGCAAGTGTAGAATACGCAAAACTGCTTGCGCAAAATATTGCAGAAGAAAGTGCCCCAGACGTTTCTCCCTATACCATAGGAAATCTTGCAAACGTAATTGCAAAATCTGGAGATGCGGCAAATGTCACAAAGTTTATAGAGGAGAATCCAACAATGTTTTCTGGTGGATCAAGTTCCACAACTGGTGGTTCTTCAGCAGGTGGTTCTTCAGCAGGTGGTTCTTCAGCAGGTGGTTCTTCAGCAGGTGGCTCTTCAGCAGGTGGCTCAACTACTGGTGGTTCCACAACACTAAGATCAAGTGCCCCAGTAACAATTCCTACAGCAGTACCAAAATCCCCAACAATAGAGCCAGTAGCAACGGTAAAAGTTGAACCAAAAACAGCACCAATTGATACGGTTTTATTTAATGATGATTTAGTGCCCATTGAATTAATGACAGATCTTGTTTTTGAAGATATTGGGGGACAAGAATTAATAAGCATTTCTAGAAATGATATTGTTAACGGTCAACAAGTCACATACCGTCCAATAAAAAACTTGTCATCTATTCAACAACAGTATAACCCAAACAATATTCTAGGAATACAAAGCACATCGGATAAATATTTTGCTAACTTTTCTATTAAGTTAGACGAAAAAATTCCAGAATACCCAACTGGCCCAAATGGAACATATGTTTATTTAGAGTCTGGAAATATAGTCATAGAGTCTATTAACCTTGAGTCAGATGAACAGGTTCAAGTTCAAATCTCTACAGGTGGTACAATATATGAGACACAATTTGGAGCAGAATCATGATAACTAATAAAGGAAAAACCATTATTGCCAAGTATCTTCTTGGTCAGGCTCCTGCCTACGCATCATATATTGCTGTTGGGTGTGGTCCTCAACCACTAGATACCGAGGACTCTTTTGGAAATTACTCTGCCAAAGAAAATCTTGATTTTGAAATGTTCAGAGTTCCAATATCATCTAGAGGGTATGTAAATGACGACGGTACAGATAAACTAGTCTTAACAGCAGAACTACCTACAGAAGAAAGATACGAAATTACAGAGGTTGGAGTGTATTCAGCGGGATCAAACCCCTCCGCTGGAGCCTATGATAGTAAAACTATTTTTGCTTTTACATCTACTGAAAATTGGCAACACCATACAGCAGCAGCAACGGTAGCAATTTCTCCTATTACGGCAGCACTGGATACATCAAATGATGACATAATTGCAACTACAGATGCTGTGTTTTCAACAAATGCTGATAATTCAATTTTTTTAAATAGTGTTCCACGAAAAACAAGATACGAAAGATGTAGATTTTTAAATAACATTATTTTGATTCAAGGCGATGACGCAGATTTAACAATTAGTGAAGAAAGTGATGCTTCCGAAGATCATTTTGTTATTGAGTCTGGATCAAACCACATACACTTAACAAATCCAAATGTAGACTTTACAAAAAATTCTCCAACTGATGAATTACGACTTGCATTTTCTTTAATTAATAAAGATGGTGCAGATGTAGCACTCCCAGAAACTATAAGAATTTTAGTTGATTTTTCATCAACAGACGCAGGAAGTGGAGAGTTTGCAAGGTTTGAAGCAGAAATAGATCAAGGAAGTTCTGGCAATCTAGAAAACTCAATTGCAGACTTTGAAACAAATAGGTATTTTGTAGTATCAAAACAACTTCAAGAACTCTATACCACGGCAAATTTTACATGGAATGCTGTAACGGTTGTTAAGATTTATGCATGCGTAATAGATGCTGGGTTGCCGTCATCAGATTACTATGTTTCATTAGATGCAATAAGACTAGAAAACATTGCAACAGTTAATCCACTATATGGTCTAACTGGATACTCTGTTGTTAGAACAGATGATGCTGAATCTATCATAAAATCACCAAACACAAATAACTATGTTGAGTTTAGATTTTCTATTGGGGTAACATAATGGCTAATGAAATTATTAAAAAATCAATTATTGAAAAGTCTCTTCTTCCACCAGTTGATTACAATAGTTTAGGATATAACGTAAGATATCGAATTATATCAGAAGATAAAAATAGAACATCTCATTGGTCTCCAACATTTAATATTGCTGCCACAGCAATTACAACAATTCAAGGAGCATTATCTAAAACCGCATCAGTAATAACAGTTGTTTGGGATGATCCAGAAAATAGACCAGCCTACGATGTGTTTGTTAAATTTGATTCTGGTGCTCTTGAGTATGTTAAAACTGTAACATCCGAGTCTTATTCATTTAAAAATACAGGAACAACCTCTGTTCGTGTTAAAATACAGGTAGCATCTTCTCAAAAAGAAACTAACGCAAACTTGATTATTTATGACTCTACGACAGTATCTTTGGTATAATTAAACAGGAGGAAAAATGGCAAAAGTACCACTACCAGAAAGAGGGCAACCACTAGATGTCACATACATCTATCAGTTGGCTAATACAATTAATGATCTATCAACACAAATATCTTCTGCTACCTATAACTATACAACGGTAGATACAGTCGATGCAGGAAAACAAAGCATCAAAACATCAGAAGCCAGAATGATTGGTGGCTTTGTAGAAGTAGCAAATAACAGTACAGTCGCCGCCGCTTCTGAAAAAACCTTTAGTTATGATTTCCCAAGTGATTTTAAATATAAGCCAATAGCAACTGCTACTGCCGTAAACGTAGGAGACACTCCTGCTGGTAAGAACGTTACGGTAATTTTAAAAAGCGTAACAACATCTCGGGTTGAAGGAATCGTTCGTTTTAACTCATCTGGCGATCTTTCTATTAATGTTAATTTAATTATTATCGGAATTCCGAACTAAAACAAAAATGATTTTTTGTAAAAAGTGTCGTGGCAGGATGTTTGTTGACAGACAATATAATAAAACAAACCATGTTGAAATATTTTGCATATCCTGCGGGACTAGAAGATTTTTTCACCCACCATCAGAAAGTGGAGAGGGATCATGGATACTGCAAAGGGAAAAATCCAGAGCAATGCTTACAATAACGACACTGTAATAAAAGGAAATCAAAATGTTTGGTTTCTTAATGGAGATTTGGTAAGACTTCATCACAGTTCACGCTCTACTGGAATGGTGACGGTATACAATATTAATAAAGATAGAATTGAAACTTGTTTACGTACTGACTTTAGAAGAAATCGTGAAAGAGCATATACTGTACACGAAACATCTAAACTTGTCAATAGGCATAGAAAGTATATGCCAAGACTAATGAAACGGGGAGTCATTCCATATCCAACTGGTTCTAGAAAAGATGGGGTAAGGGGATGGCAAATAAGATCTTATTATTCAGAATCGCAAGTACGGGAGATTCGTGATATACTTGGTACTATACATATTGGACAACCAAGAAAAGACAAGTTAATAACAAATAATATGACTCCAACAAGCCAAGAGTTGACACGGCGAATGGGAGATGGTATTCTTACATATACGAAGACAGAAGATGGCAGGTTTATACCTGTTTGGTCAGAAACGCTTTAACTATTGAATGGGTGGATAATGCAAAACGAAGAAACAAAAGTATCAGTAACCTTGGGGTATACGCTCAACCTAGGCAACTTTCAATCACTTAGGCTTGATCTTGGTGTTGTAGATAATAGACGAGATGCAGAAAATATCAACGATGCGTTTGAAAGAGTCTACAAGTTTGTAGAAGATAAACTTACAGAAAAAATACAAGAAGCAAAGTCAGAAATTAGCGAATAGCGATGGCTCAACGCAAAGACCGAATGGCTTTGCTTAGTAGGTTCAACAAACTGTACCTACAAAGGTATGAGCAGAAGTCTAATATGAATTTAAATGTTGAGCAATGGTCTGCCGACGGACTTGTAGAATCTTATGGAATTTCTGAGTGCTATGACTTATTAGACTATTATTTTTCTGTTGCAGAATTTCCAACATGGAATTATTTTTCTTATAATGCTGAAAAAATTTTAAATGGTAGACTAGAAGTTAATCAAGATATTAAAGAAAGAAAAGAACGCAGAGAAATGGCTAGGAGGTGGTTGAGTGAATAATACGGAATCAAAGTTAATCACTGCAGTATTAAAAGATAAACAAATCCATGTCTTACTACAAGCAAATGTCGATAATCTATTAACAACTCATAATGATATTTGGAATTTTGTTAGACTCTATTCTGAGAATAACCAATGCCTTCCACCAGCAGACCTTGTAAGAGAAAAGTTTAGAGATTTTGAACCAATAGAAAATGTTGGATCCACAAAACATCACCTTAAAGAATTACAGGCTGAATACTTAAATGAAAGTTTAAAAGATATACTGAGGTCTGCCGCTGGAGAAGTTCAGGTCGGAAATGGAACTGGTGCCTTAGACCACCTAATAACAAAGACATCTGAATTAAAAAAGAATACTTCCGCAATTAGAGATATTGATGCAACCGATTTAGAGTCTGCAGTTGCTTATTTTGAAAATGTTCAAAAAATGAAAGCACTTGGTCAGGTTGGAATTAAAACTGGACTTCCAGGATTTGACAACTACCTTCCATCTGGAATTATGCCTGGACAACTAGGTGTGTTTTTGGCATATCCAGGAATCGGTAAATCTTGGTTAGCACTTTACTTTGCAGTTCAAGCATGGAAACAAGGAAAATCTCCAATGATTATTTCACTTGAAATGTCTGAAACAGAAGTGCGTAATCGTGTATTTGCTATTATGGGTGAAGGCCTATGGTCACACAGAAAACTTAGTAATGGTGAAATAGAAATTGACATGCTTAAAAAATGGCATGAGAATAAAATTAAGGGCAAGCCAGAGTTTCACATTATCTCAAATGATAGTGGCGGAGAAATAACTCCTTCAATTATCCGTGGAAAGATTGATCAATACAAACCAGACTTTGTTATTGTTGATTATTTGCAACTAATGTCTCCAAACCAAAAGTCTGAAAATGAAACGGTACGAATGAAAAACCTTTCAAGAGAACTTAAACTTATGTCCATTAGTGAAGAAGTGCCCATAATGGCTATATCTTCTGCTACTCCAGATGATGTTAAGGATTTAAGCAGTCCCCCAACTTTAGGCCAGACAGCATGGTCTAGGCAGATAGCATATGATGCCGACTGGGTAATGGCTTTGGGTCGTGCAACAAATAGTGATATTATTGAATGTGTATTTAGAAAAAATAGAAATGGTTTTATGGGAGACTTCTTAGTTCAAGTAGACTTTGACAGAGGATATTATAGGTACAAGGACCATGAAGAAAAATAGTAACTATACAGAAGATCAAATCAAGCGTATCTTGACTGGTTCGGGCATTGATATTCACACAGAAGTTGGATCTGATTTTATTATTTTTTGCCCATACCACAATAACAACAGAACACCAGCAGGAGAAGTGTCTAAAGAAAGTGGAATATTCTTTTGCTTTAGTTGTCAAACAACAAAAAATCTAGAAGAGTTTATTATGCACACATCTGGTAGGACATACTTTGAAGCGGTTAGGTATATAAGAGGAAAAGAACAAGATTTAGATATTGAAAAATTAGTAAATAAATCATTGGTGGTTAAACCAGATTTTGTTCAGTTTGACGAATTAATATTAAAAAGACTTTATAACGGATTGCTTTCATCAGATAGGGCAAAAGATTATTTTAGATATCGCAAAATTGAAAGCACCTCTTGGGCAAAGTTTTCTTTAGGCTATTCGGAAAAACAAGATATGGTTACTGTTCCTGTGCACAGCCCTGACGGCATGGAAATAGGGTTTGTTGGCAGATCCATAGAAGGAAAAGAATTTAAAAATTCACCAGGTTTACCTAAAAGTAAAACACTGTTTAACTTGCATAGAGTTAAAAGTTCTAGTATAGTGTATCTAGTAGAATCATCATTTGATGTTATGCGATTAGACCAAGTAGGATTCCCAGCAATTGCAACGCTGGGGGCTAATGTATCTGCTTCTCAAATTAAATTGTTAGAGAAGTATTTTAATAGCGTAGTTTTAATTGCAGACAACGACGACGCTGGATTAATTATGAAAGATAAACTAGTTGAAAAACTTGGGCATCTTGTCAGCGTTATTAATATAAACAAACAATATAAAGACATTGGTGATATGGATGATCAAGCAATTCAAACCTTAAAGTTTGAGTTTGACAAATCTATAGCATCTATGCTAAACTAATATAAACAACACGAAGGAGATAAAGATGAGCGTAGTAAAGGGATTAAAAGCAATCAACGCCCTGCTCGAGAAACCAAAATATGATAACGAAGGACCAAAGGTAAAGTGGTTAAAACTTGCCGATGGACAATCAGCAAAAATCCGATTTATTGAAGAACTTGATGAGGATTCAGCAAATTACAGTCAAGATCGTGGACTTGCACTTGTTGTAAAAGAACATGTCAATCCAAAAGACTATAAGCGTAAAGCCGTAGACACAATGGAATCAGAAGGTCGTGACTGGGCAGAAGAAATGCATCGCAAGGATATGAAGGCTGGCTGGAGAGCACGCTTACGTTTTTATTGCAATGTTTTAGTTGATGATGGTATTGAAGCACCATATGTTGCTATTTGGTCAATGGGTATCAGCAAGCAATCGTCATTCAATACAATTCGTGAGTACGCCTTAGAAACAGGCAGTATCTCAAACGTACAATGGAAATTAAAGCGTAATGGTCAGGGTACTGAAACTAATTACACCCTTATTCCATCAGCACCAGATAAAGAACCTTTTGCTTGGGGAGAAATTAAGCCTCATCAATTGGAACTTGCTTTAAAGAATATTCCATATGCAGAACAAGAAGCCTTTTACTTAGGTTTTGATGGTCCTTCCGCAGGCTCATCAACCAACGCAGATTGGTAGAATGAACTACGTAGGCTTACATGTCCATACACACTATTCGTTATTTGATGGTGTTGCTACTCCAGAAGAATATATAAACCGAGCAGTTGAACTTGGTATGCCAGCATTGGCTATCACTGATCACGGAACCTTATCTGGGCATCGGGAACTGTACCGAGGTGCAAAAGCAAAGGGCATAAAGCCAATTCTAGGCCTAGAAGGATACATGTGTGCAGATATATCTGATAAAAGAGATAAATCTGAACGGGAAGGTCAACAAGACCTTATCTATAACCACATTATCCTTCTAGCCAAGAATCAAATAGGTTTAGAAAACCTTAATAAGATTAGCGAAATAGCATGGACAGATGGATTTTTTAAGAAACCAAGATTTGATTTTGAAATTCTTAAAAAATATAAAGAAGGAATCATTGTAACATCTGCTTGTCCAAGTAGCGTTATTGTTAAAGCATTAGAGGAGCAGGAGTTTGCTCTTGCTAAAAAGCACATATCTTGGTTTAAGGATAATTTTGCAAGTGATTACTATATTGAAGTTATGCCCCACAACACTCCAGAGATAAATAAATTATTAATTGAGTTAGCGGATGAATTTAATATTAAGGTTGTTGTCACGCCAGATTGTCACCATCTTAACGAATCACAAAAAGAAATACAAGAATTTAAACTGCTTATGAATACGCATGTTAAGGTTGAAAAAGAAACAACATATGAAAAATCTAAAAAGAAAAAAGACATGATGGAAAGACTTGATTATCTATACGGAAAAGATCGTCAGATAACATTTAATAAGTTTGACATTCATCTACTATCATACGATGAGATAAAATCAGCAATGGAAGCACAGGGAGTTGATCGACCAGACATTTATTCTAATACTTTATTCTTGGCAGACACAGTTGAAGATTATAACATTCAAGAAGGATTAAATTTATTACCAGTTCAATATAAAAGTCCAGATAAAGAACTTGCAAAGATTGCCTTGGAAGGCTTGGTGCTTAAAGGTTTAGATAAAAAAGAAGAGTACGCACTTAGGTTAGAAGAAGAACTTAAAATTATTAAAGATAAACAATTTGCCCCGTACTTTCTTGTTGTTCAAAGCATGATTGCTTGGGCAAAAAAAGAAGGAATTATGGTTGGGCCAGGCAGAGGGTCTTCGGCTGGATCGTTAGTTTGCTACTCTCTTGGAATTACAGATATTGATCCAATTAAATACGGACTATTGTTTTTTAGATTT